TTTCAAAACTACTAGACATTTATTTATATATAATATTTTAAATCATTCGAGGATCATTTCGAGCTGCCCAAAATGCAACCTCACTGACCCATTTCTTATCATCCACGGGGTTGAGGTGTTCTATGTGCATCTTTTGAGCTTTTTGTTTCCCCTGTACACTGGGATCATGCTTCTCACAGTGAGTCTTTCCATCGACACACTTTCGTTTGCATGGGTTACCCCTCATGTTCATACCAGTGCACACACATTTTGGAACCTTCTGTACACTGGGATCATGCTTCTCACAGTGTGTCTTTCCATCGACACACTTTCGTTTGCATGGGTTACCCCTCATGTTCATACCAGTGCACACACATTTTGGAACCTTCTGTGAGCGGTCGTGTATTTTACAAGCATTCTTGTCACCATCACACTTCCTAGTACATTGTGTACCTTTGGTTGTTATAAAGGGACACACGGAATCTTTCCGACGAAGATGTGCGTTTTCCTCCTTGAGCGTTTCGATTTCGGCGAGAAGGCAGAGATACTCCATCTTTACTTGAAAAACAAGTAACGTCGATATGACTTAGGTTTATTTAACAATCTGGCCATATCTTTTCGGCATCTGCACATCCCGTAACATGAGCCTGATCTCTCATATTTCCCTTAAACCTCGAATCTGTACCATCATAAAAGAAACACGTGTCCTTTGCTTCCATTGCTGGATGTTCAGATGTACGATACCCAACTCCAACGAATTCAAGTTCTTTTGCTTTTTCTCGGCACTCGTCTATACCTTTAGCCTGAAAATCATATTTAGTAACTAAATTAGTTTTCGTCCATCCTGGTATTACCATACCCTTAGTCCCACAGTCTGGCCATTTTTTACTCGCGTCTGTACATCCAGAAACTTGCGTGAAATCACGTTTTTCGCCTGACCACCTAGGCTCAGCCTTCGTATAAAAAAAGCATGTATTTTTCAAATTACTATCTGGATAATCTGAATTGCGGTATGCAGTGGCCATATATCCATATTGTTTAGCCTTTTCCCTACATTCAGCCATCGAATTGCCAGGTGTTTTCGTATACCTAGTACGACTACCAGTCACCACATTGGCAGTTGTATGTCCCTTTAGAACATTACCATTTGGATCAACAGCTTCTGGTTCCTCTGGTTCCTCTGGTTCCTCTGGTTCCTCTGGTTCCTCTGGTTCCTCTGGTTCCTCTGGTTCCCCCGTAATTTTGGGTTCCCCCGTAATTTTGGGTTCCCCCGTAATTTTGGGTTCCCCCGTAATTTTGGGTTCCTCCGGTTCCTCACTCCCGCTGAACACTGTTATATATAATATTAACCCAACAATTATAAAAAACATGGCGACACCACCACCAATTAACATCATTTGATCACGCTCCATTTATTATTACTATTTATTTTTATATGTACTATGTAATATGAAACGCTCTGTATTATTCGAAGCCGTGATTGTTGGACTGATCAATCTCCTCATGTTTGTTAGCATAAGGGCATTGGTTCCTACAGTCCATATTTTCACACAACTTGTACTGACCGGTGTAGTGGTACACTTATTTTTTGAATATTCCCCATTTGGAAATCTCAACGAGAAGTGGTGTAGCTCCACGTTTCCTAAGGATTCACGGTAGAAGTCGCAAATCTCATCGTTCCCTTGGCGGTGTTATACACAGCACGCCTTTGTCCTCCCGCTCTATTTAATGCATTTGTCCCGTGTTTCAAATATTCACTACTAACCGGGGGGATTTTTATAAAAATATAAGTCCCGCCTATGTGTATGTAATAAAGGTTTTTTGATTTTATGTGTAAAATTGTTGAACGTTTTTTCATGTATTTTTTAAGGAATGTGTTGTCAGGAAAAGGTATGTTCAAATCGGCATAAATGGTGTCTAAGTTTCTAAGTGTTTTCGAATACTTAACATCTATGTTGTAATTTTCAGTATTTAAATTGTATGAGTTATAAATATACTTTAAATATTTACAATCTTCACCATTCCATTTTTTTTTACCTCCAAATTTAGATGTAGCTGTACACATGGTACTACCGTTGTTTCTTAGCATTGTCCGTGTTGTAGACGTTAGACCCATTATTTATTATTTACAGACATTTTTTCCACCACGAAGCCTCAGGACCAAGTGTAAAGTGCTTTCTTTCTGGATATTGTAGTCCGAAAGGGTCCTCCCATCCTCCAGCTGCTTGCCCGCGAAGATAAGACGCTGTTGGTCTGGAGGGATACCCTCCTTATCCTGAATTTTCGCCTTGACATTATCTATCGTGTCTGACGATTCCACTTCGAGAGTGATCGTCTTACCGGTGAGGGTTTTAATGAAAACCTGCATTATTATAATAAAGTCTATCTATCCTTCTAAGTACTTTTATTCTCTCTACGCGCGACGTCGGTTCGTGGACCTCTATGCTTCTTCTGTATAAGCCCCAAGGCTTGACAAACTCCACACACGGTTCCAACTCCCCAGTGGTCATCACCAGCATCTCAAGACCCTTTCTGGTCTTCAGGGGAACCCCCAAGAGTGCCTTGCCACTCGTGAGAAACTGCGTGGGCTTCTGATTACACTCGAGGTGAAGACGCATCCTTTCCTCGATTGGTAATCTTTTCCAAATTTCGTAATACATGTCTCGTGGCAGGTCGATGAGGGGCTGGGGGGCACTTGGGCTCGGCGACGATAGCCTTTTGCCAGATGAGTCGTTGGACATCGGTGCAGAGTGCGTTGGTCGCTTGGCAGAAGGCGAGTTTGAAGTCGTCAGTCGTGAGAGCGATGAAGTCTTCAGACATTCTGATATGCATATTACAATTCTAGCCACCACTTAGGTCTATAAAAGTTCAGGGCGAAGCGTTTCCAAATCTTCACTCGTGTAAGGGGGTAAGTGGAAACCCATGTCTTTTAGACTAGGTAAAGTCCGTGTTTTACCACCAGGTGTATAGTACTTCTGTCCATCCTTTGTCACGCGTTCAAACAAGCATTGAGGGTGGAACGTCTTCTCGCCCCATTCACGAAACTTCTGGTATTTATTGAAAAACATGTAGTGATTCTGAGAATACATGGGAGGCAACTGACCACTTGGAATCATGGGTACACTCATGTTTATGGTATCATAATCAATAAGTGATTCCGTGTCCCTAGTCAACCTGTATCCACAAAAAAGGCGCAGTTCTTCGACGTTGGGTTGTTTCTTACTCCCGAGAACTGCGTGAAGAATATGCTGCAGAAAGATAACAGCGTGACCAGGTGGTACTTCTACATGCCCCTTTTTATTTGTTTTGATACACCCGAAAGACTGATTAGCCTGTGCAGCAAGGCGTTCTGTCAACTGCCCATCGCCCACCTGCGTGGCAAAACCGGTAGTATCATACAGTGGATCATTATGCGTCCCCAAAAGTACCACGAGTTCTTGGGTATTTTCACTCAGATTAACCCAACCCCCAAAAACTTCGTCGGATTCGTGGAGAGGCTTGGGACCATCATAGACATCACGGTGCCAACTCTCTCCTGATACCGTACCAAAGTCACGGTGTCGGACACATATTCGATCCATGAGCATCTCCAACCTACTACCATCCGGTGCATATGATTTGAAAAATGGGCGAACACGGGATTTCAACTCTGTACGGAGTGCGCGTATAGTGGGGTGATGAAAGCTCGAGGGGTTTCCAAACGCCCCAAACCCACCAAGTACCCTTTGGACACTCCGACCCTTTAATTTATATTCTGGAAATTCGTCGATAGCAGTCCAGATCCTCTCAGACCATCGTTTGTAGTCTGAGAGGATCGGTAAAATAATCACCCCATGTATATGAAGATCTTTGGCAGACATGTTTTTTTTACTTCACATTTCACCACTTAGGTAAGCGATGACAACTTCCTCACCGCATTCGTTAATCGTGATGACATAATCCTCCTCTATGGCGGGAAGTGCCGTGGATATCACCGAGCGCCTGTTGTCATCATAGCAATCTTTGAGTTCCGCAAACGAATGTGTTCGAGATCGACATCCAAGAGAAATCGACGGAACCATACTGGTAAAGTTACCCATTCACATACGACGTTGTATACAGCCTGGATCAGAGTCCACATGTGTATGACTTAGGACCATCTTTTTTATCTTCGTAAATGTTAGATGGTCGTTTCGTTACAAGACGTTCCGAAGAAAGTGCAATACATCACTGTGGATTCTCAGTACGTGAAGGGTTCTAATAATACATTCACCGTGGACATATCCATGGAGTCCAACATCCACATCGAAGAGATGAATAAAGTCATAGGCATAAAGATGGTTGACTTTTACGTAACTCAAATTGGACAGAGTGACGCCACAGGGAATACCAACGTGGCCAAGTATATAGACGTATTGTGCCCCGACGTCCCCAAGGTGGCACAGATGCTCGATGAGCGAAAGGGGCAGATCCTAGCTCGCGTCCCCCTAGAGAGAAGCTTCACTGGGAGTACATCCTTCATCATGCGAGACAAACAGTGGAAGTCCTTCAGCAGACAGACCAATTACTTCAACCCCATATCCATACAGAAACTACACTTCAATCTGTTCGAGTCACAGGGTGATGGAGACTATGAACTCCTTCAACCGTCCGTGAGCTTCTACATGGTCCTAGAGGTGACAACCATAGATGTGAAAGAAAAACCAATAAACAAAGATGTACAGATACTCGAAGCCCTTCATACTCTCATAGGGAAGATTGATACATTGAACCAAAATGTCCAAAAACTTCCCGATAAAGAAGAACCTAAAAAGAAAAAATATTCATTTAATTATATT